TGGGAAACGAAGCTAAGCCTCGATATAAAAGATTGTAGTTTGATGCCGAGGCATTAAATTTTATATACCGCCTACACGGTCACAACAGTTTATGTTATCAGTAAATACGGGTTTCCTCCTTGGAAGCCCATAAAACAGAAATCTTCACCTGTTGCAGTTTCGTCCATATACTTGACACCGCCTGTGTTACCAAAGCCTTCGTGTTCAAGAGTAAAACTTCTCACCATAAGGGGATCCATCATACTATGTCCGGAGGGCACAAAATCACTATTAAAGGATATGCCCCACAAGTTGTTGGTGTACCATGGCGTCTCAAACTCTATACCTCCATTTGTATGTGGTACATAAGTAACAGTGCCGTTCATGTTACACAAAGGTTCACCTGTAGCTAAAAGCCACGTGCTAGAGCTTGTGACAAGTAAACTTGGGTCGTTCAAGGTGACCTTAGTATGCATATTGGGATTTGTATTTAAATCACCAAACAAATTAGCTCTATGTCGGATTCCTCCACGGAGAGCAATATATGCATAACGTAAATAGGAAAATAAATTTCCTTGGAGCGCAGTACTTGTGTAAGAGGGAGACACAGCAGGAATAGTACTCAATGTAAATTGAGCAATCTTTCTGCCAGTACTCGCCTCTCCAGCTACTGCTCTCACACTTGTTCTTTCGAACCTCTTAAGTAGAGATCTAAAAGATAATGGAACCTCACCAAAGTGTTCCTCACCAATGCGCATGATAGATGCACTTGATGGATTGAGAATCATACTATCGACTTCTTCAGAAGTGATGTCTTTTGATTCTGTAGTGGGAAGAGAAACGGGTAAATTTCTACTAGTGACTTTATTAAAATGCATGTCATCAGAACGAACGTATACATTAATATGTAATCCGCTACCATCTGGAGACTGCAATTGAGTAAAAGGCGTGACAGAAAAATATCCGTTAGAGTAATCCCAGTATTGAGTTCCAGCAAAGCCAATTTCCCCGACTGGGGCAACTAGAGCAGTAGTGGGGATCACTCTCATCCAAGCTCGCGAGGAAGCCCACTGAATAGTGAACTCAAAATCTCTAGACTCTTGGATGTCAATGACCGTAATCCATTGTTTGTTCGTATCAAGAGTAGTATTAATGACCGATGCTTGAGCCACATTTGGTTCATAAGTAAAGGCTATCTTTCCTCTATGATAATCAGAGCAAACAATCTCAAACCTATAAGTGATGTCACCTCTCCAATATTCAAAAGGAGTGGCGGCAAAACTTAAGGCGGTCGGTTGAACAAGTGATTCAAATCCAGCAAAAAATGGTGAAAATGGTGTCATCTTGGGATTAACTAAATAATCTCTGATGGTACTACTAAAGGCTGGATCCGTGGTTTCCCACGAAAAAGTATCAAATAATGATTCTACTCCACAAATATAAGAGAGAGTCATTTCGTCTTCTACACTGCCAACACTTCTGCCATCAATGGTAATTTCTTGTTTTGGATCTAAAGTTATCCGCTTACCAGTATCATAGCCAATCGTCTGAGAACCATTTTGAAATGGCTGATTTCTAATCCTCATTGGTGCAGTATTCATAACAGGATAGGACCATCCAAATAGCGATGCGAGTCCAGCAACTGAAGACGCTACGCTAGCACTCGCAGTAGCAAAAGGAGCAATGGCCGGAATATTGGCAGCCATACCAAACACCCTAGCTAAACGTGAGCCATAATGTTCAATAGGACCAGTTTTCCTTTCATCAGCTTCAGTGGCAATAGTAAGCACTGTACCAGTAGGAGGTCCAATCTCAACATCCTCTAACCAAGCATAGACAAATATGGATACGTCAGTAGGAGTTCCAGAAGTGGAACCCAAAATATTGATATTCTTAACATACAGCCTACCCATAGTGGTGGCATCATTATATGACGCAGTGTCTGGAATAATCAAAGGATTGTTATTATATAGCTTCATCATTGGCTGTGGAGCTATATATGGGCAACTCAAAACTAAAGGTTTATTTGACTTAACATCAATAACGCCTTTATATTTTGATTGAGAAAGGTAAGTCAAAAATTGAAATTTGACTTCGGTGGGACTGCCAGTATACACTAAAGAAGTGGTATCATAAAAATTCAAATTATCGTTAAACGAAGCTTGAGGTTGATACGAAGCCAAAATCTTGGCGTAGTGAAAAGGCATTCCACTGGAAACGATCTTAACTTTTAAATTACATCTCAGAAGAGCGTAATTTCTAAGTTTTGAACGAATCGTGGGCTGATTCAAAATACTGTCCCAAATATCAACTTGATAGTCAACATTCCCTCCAATAGGAAAGGACAGGGTGTTCACCAAATTAGGTCGCGACAAAAAATCTTTAAGGGATAGAATTTCTGCTTGGCCTTGAGATGAATTTTTTGACATCTCATACTTCTCATCAGCAACATCACCCATAATGTCTGTCAAGTTTCCTTCTACAGACTCAACATTACTAATGGGAATGTCAGATAGTTCACCAGACTGAGTGGTAATTGACAAATTACGCCTGGCTAGTGTACGATCCAAAGTTTTAATAGTAGACTTAATACTCGCAATGTACGCCTTTTTAAAGTGATACAATTCACAAGCACGTCTAATATTACGGTCAACTGAGTATACATCCAGTTTGACCACATCTCTTCTATCTAGACCTGGGAAAGGGTCAATCATTTCAGAGAATTCTTTTTCTTCTTCTCCAAGAAGTTGGATAAGATGATCTCTCTCATCTTGTAGGGCTAATTGAGCAGGTCTTATTTTAAGAGACAAGGGACAACCCAATCCCAAACTCTGTACAACTGATTTCTTCACCAACGCATTTAACGTGGGCGGAAAAGAAGGATACTTGTTATTTCCGGACTCAGTATAAATCTGGTTTTCACTATATTCTCCTTCTTTGTGTTCTTCCTCCCGTACACATATTTCAATCGGGACCTTTCCAGTAATGACATACGTAGACATATATCTATATGTTGGAAAAATATTCTCATTGAAGTGACAATCTTCATAGGTTTCGTTAATCAATTTGACAAAAGACTGGCGAAACTTAAAATAGAGTTCTTCATCAGTATGAAAATACAACTCAATCAAAGCAGAAACTAACATACTAATATGTTGAGATTCTATGCTTGTTTGAGAGCTGGGAATAACCCAGAACAAACTCTTAAATATAGAGCTCATAGCTAGGGGACAAACGTACATTTCAATATCTCCTTTGTAAACGAAATTTCGTTTGAGAAAACTAAGAGAATCAAAAGGAACGAACTCCTCTAACTTTGCATCTTTCGATGCAGGTGTGAACCCCATGCCATAAACATTCGTGACAAAATCACAATAAGTGAAATTGTTGAAATATTTGTTGGCAGGTTCTCTAACTGCTGCAATAACATCATCACCATAAGTTTTAGGTAAAACATATTCAAAGAAATCCAAATCTCTTAACTCAGGGTGTGAATACCAAAAATACATAAGAAGAACGAGCCCTCTCAAAGAATTGGTTTCAGCAGTTCCTGGTATACCAGTAGGTTGGTACCCAGGTGCAACAAACAAATCCTCTAAAATACGACACATTGGAAATAACATTCCGCTGAGCGTAGACTTAAGTATTTGTAGAGCTTTTTTGTTGTACTTCATTTCTTTCATAACAAAATATATGACAGACACAACAGCCCAACCTATGTCAAAAGGCATAGACTGGTCATAATTGGAATAGTCACCCTCTAAGAAGAGATCATTGGTAGCGAACCCTAAAAGTTCATCAGCCAATTTTTCTCCAGCGGTGTGCATATTTATCCCAATCGCAGTGCAGAAAAGATGTCCAAATTCAACCATCAAAGAGTAAAACGGACCAATATATTGTCTTTGTAAGATAACAGCCGTAGCTGAATCTCCGTTAAAAACTCTAGTTTTGCCCAATTTGACTTTGGCAACTTCTTTAGGCTCGTCTTTGAGATGCATGCTCTTAATATATTCAGGTATTTCATCTTCTAAACATTGTTCATAAAGCTCATGCAATTGTTCTTTGATGAGGCCTTTTGGTTCATATTCCAACCTATTAGGCTTATCAACAACAACCTCAAAATGGTTAATCTTTGGCCCTGCAAAACCAAAACCACCTGATGTGGACATATTCATCCTTCTTGAAAATTCATCACATTCAGCACCATTAATAGATGTTTCAATGTCCCACGGTTTGATTTCATAGACTCCATTTTCATGAAGTCCTCCAACTATGCGTTTAACAAGAATTTTGATGATTTTGCGCAATATATTGCGATCCAGTGCTCTTTTCTGTTTGCCTATTTTGCGCATAGCCACATTGTAAGGTGATATATACTCACCATTCTTATTGACGTATGGCCGCATACAAGGTGGTGCAAACAAAATGTCAGGTATATAACTCATATGGTCAAAAAATATCTCAGAAATTTTTGCATGGTAATCACTCTTTCTAAGCTTTGATTTCTTATTTATCATCACTGGTTTTCCTTTGATTTTACCAAAGTACCACAGTGCATTTAAATCCTCATATCTGAACAAAGACTTAGGTATTGGTGTCTCACACTCAGTTTTTATATCTGGAAAAGAACTAATATCCATAAATGAATCGTCGCATTGCATGTTGTGGAGAGCCTCAACTATTGCAACTTTATTCAATTGTGTAGCATAAGCAGTGTGATTGGTATTGTCTCCCGCGCAGTGGACGCCACATATCATAGTGCCTCTGTTAACAGTTACGAGAACGGGTAAGCCACACATACCTTCTTTATGATCTTCAAACTGATAGGAAATCCAAGCATCACTACACACTATACCAACATGTTTGTCTTGCATTTTAAGCGTGCGAGAACTAATCAATGACATTTTAATTGGCGTTTCTGCCAAAAATCCAGAAGCTAACGCAAGGTCAACATGGTCACTGACAATGTGTGACATAATGTTTTTAAACGCAACCCCGGACAACCTAACTATGGAAACGTCATTGTCAAGAACCATGAGATCCTTCTCTCCAACAACACTTTCCATATACGAAGTTTCGGACGGTATATCTCCTAATATGGAATACTTTACACTGAAACTACGATGTTGCCTTAATGCATGAGTGTTAATAATCGCATAACTACCCTTAATGCCAGTTATCATAGTAACTGCATTTGTTTCATCTGGAAAAATGAGTATAGCCTGGCGTATATTTTTACTAATTTTATTAGCCAAAGCTTGGGGAGAGGATGTGTGTTTAGGAAAGTAATTTACATTCCTTGAATTCCAAATCTTTGTTCCTTTAACTGGAATGCGCTCATAAGATTTGTCACAATCTGTCTTTTCTTCAATGTCATTTAAATCTTCATTTTTAAAATGTCTAATTTTAAAATCTGTCGCTTGAGAAACGATTCTATTGTTCTTGAAAAACTTATATATCATTGGCGCAATGGTAAACACAGACAAAGAAGAAATAACTAAGAATTTCCAGTGATCTTCTAAGACAAACATGTTGTGAGTTGAAAAACACATAAAAACTTTTAATTGATTCCATCTATATCTGCGAGAGCTAATTAAAGTTCTCTTAAGAAGGTGTGTGTACAAAACATCACCCATGGTAGCATTAAGTATAATACATAACACCAATGTGTATTGCACATATTCACTATTGAGCATGATCATAGCTACCAACATCAAAACTGATAAAAATAGACTAACTTTCCTTGTGTTATTAAGGAACAGGCTACTATTTATAAGTAGTGTGATAACAGCTATTTGAGAAACATACCAAAATATCTTGACCAAATCGGAAAGAACATTCTTAAAATTGATCTTGATAACATTGGAAGCTTGGTAAAGTTTGTTTTTCACTCCACTAAGAGATTGTGTGAAAGGTAATTGTTGTGCAACAAATCTGACTTCCTCAGAGTCATCAAGAAAAGCCAAAGGATCTTCACAATCACTTTTGTGGTCCTCAACATCTTCATCAAATTCTTCAGATTCAGGTTCAGACATATCAGAATGGTCATCATTCAATAAATCTGCCAAACCATCAAGAGCTTCCATTTCTCTCTGTAAATTCTTAGACTCAAGAGCAGTATACTCTCTAAATATTCTATCCAGAACGACAACGAGACCTTTGTATCCTCCACCATACAAGACGTGTGTTCTGGTACCCTTCCTATTATTGGCAGTGACTGGAACAACTACTTCACGAGTGAGTCTGAAATTCCATACGTCATACATGTCACAATCCGTGACTAGAGAGGGGTCTAACTCAGTACTACTAGACTTGCGATATTGCACCTTAACTGTGGTTTCTAAAAAATAAAATCTGCGATATACAGAAGAGGGTACATTTTGTAAAACGTCTGCGTTCAAAGTTTTATTATTAGTGTCTAACATAACAAGTGAGGGGGCCAAAAAGAAAACTCCTTTATCCTCAGTCTTAGACATATCAACAGGATATGGAGCACTATCACACAAGGACAATATCTCAGTTAAAACTGGATCTACTTGTTTAATATAATTCGCATTTTGTGCACCAACTTCTGAATAATGTACATACTTCTGAGTAGTAGGATCAATACCATCCCAATAATCTGACGATTTAATACGATGGTAAACTAAAGATGGATGAAACTTTTCTCCCCGAGAATTTGAATGTGTCTTATAAACTAAGTTCATAACTTTTGATTTACCAACTCCAGGGGCTCCATGCACAATCATGCCTATTGGAGCCATCCTATTCTCAGATTTCATTCTCATCATTATACCACTTTTAATGTTGGTTAAATTTCTGAGGTGATCTTGAAGCACAACGCCCCTACGGGAGGACTTTGCTATCTTAGTGGAATAAAATTTCAGTCCTTCAATATTCTTAGTCAAACGATTAGCATAGTCTGTACGTGAAATTCTTCCATCCTCTGGGAAACCACTGGTAACTAAAGGGAGATCCTTAGATATTTTTGATGCTTCATCAATAAGTCCCGAATAGGGATCTGCACTGAAGAATGCTTCACTGAAAGGAACGCCTTCATTAATCAAATCACCAACTTGGGCTAAGGTCTTAATGGAATTTTTCAAAAGAACAATAGTGTCCAAAGTCGACAAATTGGGAGGCTTTCCTAAATGGCTCTTCAGGAAAACTGTAACATCTTTATTAAACAATTTCAAAGACATACATGAGAAAAATAAATCTCTTAATATTTCGATGAAAGAAGAAGTCAAAACAAAGTCAAAAATGTCTTCAAACTGGACAATTTTATCAGTGAATGACTGGGTGTGAATATTGGATCTATATCTGCGGCGTCTCTCATTCTTTTTTATGACTGGTGTGTGCACTAGAAGAGTAGAAGCTGCTGATATGGCGTGAGAAGAAATAAATCGTTTATCACAACCTTCCAACATCTTACTACAAAACATGTAAGCGGCACAATAATGATCTAAATAGGTCATAGAAGTCTTTGCACTTTGATATATAAATATAGCAATGGTTAAAAACGGATCTACAGCCTCAAGATTTTTATCAATAATCTTAATAGTGCTCTCTGAACGTTCTTTAATGTCTAGGACAGCTTCTACTGCTGATAGTACTGGACTAGCTAGCCTAGCACTGAGTCCTATCCAATCAAGCTTGTTCAAAATGTAATTTGCATGTTCAATAACTTCACCTGGTGCGGCTTGAGTACAAATAGTACCTTCATCCTTCCTGGCTTGTTGACGCTCTTTCTTCTTCTTCTTTTTGTGAGCCTTGCGTCTATTTCTAGAACTACGAATATGAGTAGCTTCAATTTTGTCAGATTGTCTATTCATCGCATATCGCTGAGATCTCACAGTTCGCTTGTCTTTATTTACCTTAACAGGTAATTCGACAACAGGTTCCAAAACAGTGTCAACAGAAAAAGGATCATCATAATTATTTTTAATTTCCCTATGATGTTTTCTCTCAACTTTAAGATTTTTATCTTTCAAGTCTCGAGAGTCCTTCTTCTTCTTGTTCATTGCTTTTCTATGTCCTTCCATAGACTGAGCTTTATGAATACGTTGGGAAATAGGAATTAGAGCTCCAGAAGAAATTCCTAGATTATTTCTCTCTAAAAGAGAAGCGCTCTTATCCCTCAAGCCAGAAAGATCAATTTTGGTTAGATCTTCCTTGGTCTTGTTTTTATTTTTAATAAGGTTACATTCCTTAGAAGAAGTAGTTTTCTTAATGCTAACACGATTAGCATAGTTCAAACTAAGTTCTTCATCTTTAGCATCGATGATATCACCCATGCCAAATAAATAAGGATCACGAGGATCCTTGTAAAATTTTTTAATTTTTGTTTTTGCTCCTTGGGATTTTTGGTTCAAACATGTTATGGGATCAGGCATTCCCAAACACTAGCCATGGTCATCAATATCATACGGTGATGATATCGGTAAATATTGCGGGTACTCTATCAGTTTCCAATTGATAGGATCACACCGTCGCAATATAGCGTTCTTACTCTCCTGACGCTGTATCGAGGGAGACACAAGTGAATATAAATATTCATATATGATTTTTTAGATCGTTCATATTCGATCGGAAATTAAAATTTCCAAATTAATCTTGTCGATTAAACCAATAAAATTGGTCATGCTCAGATTTAAAGTCTACCGAGCTAGACTATACAAATGGTTGTATACTTACGAAGAATGACAGTTCTTCAAACAAAGATTTTAGTTTCTGAGAATAATGAATAACAACATATACATAGGCCAAACGTTTAATAAAACGAGTGGATATGCATGCCTACACAAAAGATACATACATAGGCTACCGCCAAAACGACGGTAGATACATACATAGGCTTAAGCTGCAAGCTGGATTAAATATCCTTAATGCGCATTCGCTGTCACAAATGCTAGAGGTTTCAAAACCCC